ATAGAAACGACCAATAATCATATGGAGAATGATGTAAGTGGTGAAGGATTATGTGTGGATGATGGATATATATCAAGCGATGATGATTCGTTTGGTGAGTTTGATATACAAAATGTACTATAGAGGGATGTGATTATACAAGTATGTTTTTATATGCAACTACTGTATATATATTATGAATAATTTAGTTATAGGCGCAGCCATCGTTATATTGATAATAATCGTTTATTATCTAGCCGCTGGTGGCGGAACATCATTATCTACAATGCAGAGTGCCGAGATAGAAACAGTTGTTCCATCGAGTAAATTACCTACAAGCGAATCTTCAAATTTTACATATTCAACCTGGTTCTTTGTGCGCGACTGGAGTGATAAATATGGAATGCAAAAGGTCATACTTCAAAGAGGATCTGATGCTACATCGATTGGATCGGGCGGGATACATAAAATATATCTAGGTGAAACAGAGAATAATATGAATATCGCAGTCAATTATCTCCCTCCATCTGGAAATGGGACGGCAGATCCAGGTACGCATATATGCAAAGTATCCAATGTTCCTCTTCAGAAATGGGTGAATCTAATTGTTAGTGTATACGGTAGATCGATGGATGTATATATAGATGGAAAACTAATCCGTACGTGCGTATTGCCTGGGCCAGTAATGTCTCCCGAACCAGATGCGAGTATTAGTATAACACCAAATGGCGGATTCGTCGGATTCACGTCCCAATTTGTATATTGGTCAAGCGCAACAAATCCGTCCGAGGCAAAAGCCATTTACAAAAAGGGTTATGGTGGGTCTGTTTTAGGAAATTTATTTAATAGATATAGAATGCAATTATCATTTATAAAGGATGGTACGGAAATGACTAGTTTCCAAATTTAATAATGTCTCTGTATACCATAGTATAATATGACAATTCCACTATTTCGCACACGATATAATAGTGTTCTCACAAACCAGAATCATACTGCCGATGTTGGTAATACAGTATCCACATATAGAACAATGATGCGACGTCTTGATATGCGTAAACCATCTACAATTCCTCCAGTGAAAGGTGGTGTATTGTATCAGTCATCAAGTCATTCAGAATATCTCCGAATGAGAACTCTTCGTAAAATACTGTAATTCGATGATTCGATGATTCGATGATTCGATGATTCGATGATTCGATGATTCGATGATTCGCGATTATTTGTACAAATTTTCAGATAAATTTGTATAAATTCGACACCATATTAATTCGAACCTTTATCTTTTATGTGCGACCAATGACTCTGTAATATCAAACGCGATAATGTTATCTTATCGTACCACGATATATGTGGTGAAATTGCATCCATAAAAATCGTATTACAATTATCGTGTATTCCGTGGGCATATATTGGTGTTGTGTACCCGTGCGTTGCGATACGCACAATATCTTCTGGATAAATATCTGTCTGCATTATCACTGTATATTTATTCCCCCTATAATATGGCCATCTTACATCAAGTATATATTTACTGGGGCATATATAAGAATCCAATAATATTTTATCTGATATGCGAATATCTGTATTGGATGTAACTAATTCATGTGGTATAGTGAGTTTATTCGTATCATATATTTTATTAATTACCCACCCAAACGTATCTTCTGGATTACTTCCAAACCGAATAAATGGGGTGAATTCACCGTTCCGCATACAAATATGGCAGCTCAGTTTACCATTTCGTGTGCCAATTGCGTGAATTGATTTCGTAAATTTTTCAATATCTAAGTATTCAAATTTAGATGGTTTACTAGGATCATTTGTATTTTCCATTGCGGTATGTTATTTTATTAATATATTTACAGACGAGTTTATTTACGAAATTGATTCGATTGGTGAGTTGAATCAAATAATAATATAAATCAAACAAAAACGCGAATATTCTAAAATAAAAATGAAAGTAGTCGTATTTGATACAGAGACAAATGGACTTCCTAAAGAAAGGTTTTCATCATATTCTGAAAGTGAAAAATGGCCTCATATCGTACAACTGAGTTATGTTGTGTTCGATACCGATACAAACACAGTATGTCGGACGGAAGATGATATAATTCGAATTGATGATTCGGTTGATCTCCCACAAGAATGTGTTGATATACACAGAATCACTCGCGATATGACGCGAACGACTGGTATCGATATTCGTATTGCTCTGGAAAAATTCAAACAAGTGATTTCCAACACAGATTGTGTTGTTGGTCATAATGTGCGATTTGACAGAGATATGGTTTGTGCCGAGGCATTTCGATGTGGTCTTGGAAATTTATTCGAACGAACCGATAATGACAAATCAGCTGAATGTAAAGTTCGAAGTAAACTCAGTCGTATCCCTGAATATTGTACAATGTTGAAGGGTAAGGATGTAGCCAAAATCGAGCGTATTAGTAAAACGAATGGACGAATTTATTACAAGAATCCGACTCTGACGGAACTCCATATGAAGTTATTTGGATCTGCTCCAGAAGGGACGCACGATGCGGTTGTTGATGTGCTGGTATGTTTGCGATGTTATATGAATATCAGACACAATGGTGTAGATGTGTGTACTGATTCTCCATCAGTACGTCGATTATGGGCATCGCAATTAGAACATTTGTCGGATTGTGGTCGCAAATCTAATACGACCACCTAATTTGAAAAAGAATGTACGTTCTATAATTGAACGTACAGTCGAATATATTTATTCTATTATATATTTTTTACTGATATTGTGTCGGTTCTTATTTATGACGCGTGTTACCAGCATATATACCGCTTTTCACCAAATTTTGTGTATACTTAGTCCCTCCCCAATTTGTATCCATTGGATTTCCACTCATACCATCTAGTTCACTCGCATGTTCATTTTCCATTGAATCTAGTGGAACATTTTTCCCTATATATTGATTATTTGGATCAAAACTAGGATAACTTCCTTTGTTGTATATTGGGTCTTCTCTTCCCGCGTCCATTAGTGGGTGTTTGTTGGCCGACGCATTGGCCGACGCATTGGCTGGAATACCAGATTCACCCGCAGTTTGGTTCGATGGATCCGCGTGTACTTTGAATTGTTTAGATCCTTGTGCATCATATGATTCGCGCATAAATAGAATTGGGCATCGTAGTCCATTTGCACGCTGCCATTCAATGAATTCAGTGTATTCTTCTAAATTATCAAATTGTATAGGATTTACGCCTGGCACCATTGCGCGTTTTGAATTATATAGATATAATTTGTCACCTTTCTGCATCAATATATTGGGGCAGTTAGACGAATTATCTGATTTATTATGTGATGTAAACTTTTCGACAATAATATCACGTTTAAATACTGATATGTATATACCGAGTGCTATAATAGTTGCAAATATCATGTAACGACCGAGTTCTCCAAATATTTTTAACTTTGTTGACATTGAAAGATAGTTCGTGGCTACCATGTGGGGATATAATATTCATATATAGTAGACGCGATTGTAATGTTTAATTTTCAAGATATTCCAAACGATGTAGACGAAGTTTCTTCTCCAAAAAATAGCGAATCAAATCCCCTCACAATTTTTCAATATTTCGCACACGACAATCCTGAATATATCATAGTATTGGCACACGCATCTTGGTGTGGTTATTGTAAAAGGATGTACCCAGAGTGGAACAATGCATGTGATTATATGAAAGGGAAACTCCATATGATTTCAATTAGTAATGACATTATAAATATACTTGACAGTGAAACGGGTGGTAATTTGGGGAATCTCCCATCGAATTGGTCAATTCAGGGATTTCCAACTGTATTTGCAGTTAAAAACGGATCTGTTACTGATACATTAACAGGGGGACCAGATGCGCTACGCCAGTGGATCGATGGGTTTGTTAGTGTACCTACGCCAAAATCAGCTCCCTTCGATATAACGAATGGGCGCAAACAAACGCGAGTCAAAGGAACGCGAGTCAAACGAACGAATGGGCGCAAACAAACGCGAGTCAAAGGAACGCGAGTCAAAGGAACTCGAGTCAAACGAACGAATGGGCGCAAACGAACGCGAGTCAAACGAACGAATGGGCGCAAACGAACGCGAGTCAAACGAACACGAGTCAAACGAACGAATGTGTGCAAATAAACACAAGTCAAACAAATTAATGTGTCACAATAAAGAAAAATTGAATTTAAAGATACGTGAATGATACGATATATACTCCCCAACACATATTATTCCTAAATATGAAATTCTGTGATAAATGTTCAAATATGTTCTATATCCGCCTTACCGATAAGGGCGACGGTGTAATGTACTACTGCCGAAAATGTGGAAATGAAGATTCGAACGTTGATGCCGATGATTGTTGTATATCATCAAATATAAATATATCTGACACATCGTATCAGATAAATGAATTCACAAAATTCGATAAGACATTGCCTCGAACAAACAAAATGAAATGCCCGAATATACAATGTTGTTCAAATGATACGGGTAATGGAGAAATTGTAGGTACATCAAATCAATCAGAAGTTGTATATATTAAATACAATGAAGTGGATATGAAGTATGTATACATTTGCTGTAAGTGTGATACACACTGGACAACTGATATTAAGTCATAATCCGACCTAATTATTTATCGGATTATGATTCGTATATGATCAAATTATAATTCTGTTGATGCCCATCGCATAGCCTCTTTTTGGAGGCGACTTCTTATTTTTAAATCGGTCACACATATATTTGCGGTACTAATACACATTGATTGGGACATTAGTAATTTGAATGTATTTGGTGATAAAATTCGATTAATCCCATCATCCATACATGTGTTCATATATCGAATTGCATCGTGCATTTTATTTTCATCCAAATCTCCATCGACTAATCCAACCATTGTAGATAGAAACACATTATTTAAATTTTGATATAGTTCGGTTGGAATAGAATTTAATTCCTCTGTTGTAAAATTCGGTACTACAAAATTCTTTGCATTCATCATTATATCGACAAATTTATCTGGATGACGAATATGTTTGGCGACAGATCCATACATTCCAATAGTTAATTTGCGCATATCGTCGTCTATCTTAGTATTCATTCCAAAATCGATCATTCCAATATTGATTCCATTTCCATCTGTTCGTGGAACACAAATAATATTTCCAGGATGTAAATCTGAATGTAGATAAGTAGATTCGTTAGAGAATACAGCAAATCCAACTGTTTTGGACAGAGTAGAAAATACAGTTTCTTTATCGCGAACGTTATCTATGTCAAATATAGAATGTCCATCCAGATATTCTAGTAAAATATACTCATTTTTGTCGATTGAATGTTCTTTATTTGGATCATTGTATACAGTTGGTATAACCAAGGTATCGATCGAATCGGTCATTTCATTTTTACAGCAAATAGTTGCGGCGATTTCTTCTCCAAAGTCGCATTGTGTCAGTATATAATCTCGTGTATCAACCAATGATCTGAGTGATTCAAGTCCCTGTCGAATTTTTGGAAAAAAACTACTGAATCGCAAAATGGTATAATATATTTTAATAAATTCGGCGTGACCAGTCTTAATACGCGAATAAATATTACAGCGTTTTGTTTTCAGTACATATCGTCGATGTGAATTACACAACTTGTTTGTACACTGATCCGTATCGGAGGAACATTCACAACAGCATTTTCCGTGTGCGAAAAACACTAATCCTACCATACCACTTCTACAAGGTGTTTGAGAATCGAGTGTCAAATCATATGATTCTACGACCCGATTAACCAATCCTCTATCAATGTCCGATTCATCGAACGATGTATTATTTGTTTGCTTCTCGAATATTTTCATAACGGTTTTTGAAAAATAACCAGTTGGGGTGTTTCCAGAAAGCGCTTGAAAAATTTTCACGCATAGGATATTATGATGAATTAGTCGCTCCAACCAATCGTTAATAAATTCATCATATGTTTTCATAAATAAAATATATGGTAGGACCGACGCAATAGTTATACGGATTATATTAAATGATCCCATTAGATATAGATATATATATATATATCTACTATTTTTATTAGAATAAATATTACACAGAGCATATTCAATGAAATACTTATTGTTTTACTTTTATTCCAGTACACCCATATTTATTTGCCATGTTTTCGGATATTGTGCTGCACAACCAACCAACTAATAGGAACCAAATTGCTTCGGAAACTGTATCCTTAAGTATTAAGAACTTAAATAAAGAATCTTGTATATTTTTAACATTATCATCATCTGTCGGTATATTGAAAATAGTCGAAGAAAAAGAATCCCAATTTGGTCCACTCAAATCATCTGGTTTGAGTGCATTCAGAAATATTGTGGGGTTACTGTAAATCCAACTAATAGATGCACCAACCTTTTCGGGAAGGGGTGTATTTAATTCAGGTTTCCTTAACAATTTAACTACATCTTCTCCGATTAAAAAATTCGAAACAGCATATCCTATTGTGTTTGAAAATGGGGTCAACCATCCAGTAAATGAAGTCAACATGAGTGACATTATTGTCATTGGTAACGTAAAAAATAGCAATGTATATTGCCATACTTTAGAACGTGTTATTGATTTATTTACAGCCTTGCAGTTTCTTCCAACTGTAAATGTATTGGTCGCAGCCATTACTATGGTCGCAATACATATATATATACCAAAAATCATCCATCCCTTTGTGGATGTTGTTCCCCCCGAACTATATATGTATTTGGTTATCACATAAAAGAGTGTTATTATTGAAAACAATACGAATCCGCTACCACTTGAACTATGTGTTCCCATTTAGGATTTTATATTATACAATATAAATATTTTTTAGTAAAGTAAAAATCGGTATAATAGTATAGTGTAACAATATAATTCGATGGATTCCGTGTTGAATGATATGTTTATAAATACAAAATCGACTCCAGAAAATACATCCCATCTAGTTGAACATGGGATGCGATATTTTATGTCAAATACCCTTCACAAATGTCACAAGAAAAAAATGGAATATAGTTATTTGGTTACAAATATTATATATTTCGGATTATTGTTATTTGTATTTATCGGTATACTCATATTTAAACGATACAATAGAGAAACACCACAACAATTAAATAATAGAATTAATGAAAAGGAGTCGTATTTATATACTAAAATGCAGATATACAATCAGCAGAGTCGGAAAGTTGACGACGGAATGATAACCGATATTCCTGTATGGTAAATGGATCCATTCATACAAATGTACGAATGGATAAATATTTTATGAACCTATATAATAAATGGATATTGTGAATGAAGAAACGACTATTGACCAGTCGATCGATGATATGGATATACCCAGTATCGATACAAATGATACAAACGATACAAACGATACAAACGATACAAACGATACAAACGATACAAACGAACCAACCAATGTGGCGTACGATGTGGCGGTGAATCGGTTTTTCGAACTAAAAAATATATACGAGGACCGACATAGACGTGACAAAAGAACCGTACAACGAAAAACTAAAAAAAAGCAAAAGAACGATCGTATTAAGAAAGTCGTTAAGAAATTTGGAAAAACTAAAAAGACCACATCGTACCCTAAAAAGTGTGTTATATGCGGAGGTAACGGGGGATCTATATTTAGTATTGATGCTGATAGGATGACAGCAAAATGTAATGCCAATAAACGGTGCTCGTTTGAAATAGATATTCGCAGGAAACAAGTTAAACCAATGAACAATGTGATCCATGATACGATCGCATCAGAATTGATTGAACATAAGGATAGATTTATTGGATATAAAAACCAATTGATGTTTCTTACAAATAAAAACCAGTCTGGTATAGTAGGACAGGATTTACTTTCTGAAATTTCTGAGCAATTAAATATTGTTAATTTTGGAATAGATGAATTCGACGAAGTTATTGATCATAAAGTGACGATACTTTATGGTTCTGAGTCTGATAGAACTGAACTTGATTTATTGCGGACAAATTTATCTGATATATTAATGGAAAAACAATCATTGGTTGATAAATTTAATGAAACTGGTAATGTTCAATTTATGCGTGATATTATTGAATTATATAGAACCCGTATCATTCCTACGAATGAGCGTATTAAAAATATTCGTGATGAAGTAGAACCATTTTCACACAAAAAAATGGAATTATGGACTGACACATTTCAACCAATTGATGGTGTAGACCGATCAGCAGATGTTATTAAATATTCTATCGATTGATTTGTATGAATATCAAATGTTTTATTCAAATGTTTTATTCAAATGTTTTATTCAAATGTTTTATTCAAATGTTTTATTCAAATGTTTTATTCAAATGTTTTATTCAAATAATCCAATCACATTATTAATATGCATATAATATAGTGATTCTGCATATAAACCACAAATGTTTGATCAATATATAAATTGGAAAGTATTTTTAATCAGTTTGATTGTTGGACTATTTCTTGTGTATAACACTGCCCCAAATACAAAGACCGTATTTGTATATCCGACCAAAGATAATACAAAAATGGTTCAATATAAAGATATTATAGGGAATTGTTACGCTTTCGATATAATCGAACAAGAATGTCCTTCGGATAAATCGCAAATATCCAATGTCCCAGTCCAAATCCCACAGTAATATTGTATACTCGTTCTAAAAATGAATATCATATCAATATCATATCAATATCATATCAATATCATATCAATATCATATCAATATCATATCAATATATACCAGTATAGTATAAGAAGTTATGCATATGATTAAGACATTAAAAACCCCTTCTGGAATTATTGTACTATCAATAATCCTAGGTATTGGTCTTGCCTCATTGTTTAGAAGAACATGTAAAGGAGAAGATTGTATTCAATTCAAAGCTCCTCCACTGGAAAAACTAAAAGATAAAGTATTTATGCGTGATCAAAGTTGTTATCGCCTATCTGAAAAATCAGTGGAGTGCGACGCTTCAAAAAAAATATTCAAATTTGAATCGCCCTAATTGTTCTGTATAATACCATAAATATTTCGGTTTGCGTTATTTGATCATAAACCAATTCGGTAGACTGTATAATATGGATACTGGATATTCTACACAACAATCATCAGTCGGTACGTCGGATATTAATAATATACCATTCAACAAAGGCCCGCCGAATCAATATGAACATATGCAGCAATCGATGCAGCAATCGATGCAGCAACCAACGCAGCAATCGATGCAGCAACCAACGCAATCGACAAATATACAATCAACACAACCGACCCCCCCTACATTGGAAGATATTCAAAAGTCTAGGAATAGTGAAATAGAATCAATTCGTAGTCAAGACCGTGTCGTACAAGAACCACACACCAATACCAGCGTGGTAAGTCAGGATATTATAAATAAAATGATTCCTGATATCCAGTCGGCGAATGAACGAGGATATTTATCTCTTCCTGACCGAGATATTCCTAAGAATGAGACTCAGTATACAAACGACACGTCAATTCAACCGAACAAACAGGTACAGTTTTCTGCAGATACAACTGATTATATACCAAGACAAGTCGATAATACAGAATCGTCATCTGTCGATAAGAAATCTCATTGGAGTAGAGAATTTTTATATGATGAATTATTTACACCAATTCTTGCTGGGATTTTGTTCTATATATTTAGTAATGATAAAGGAATTGAGATTATCCAGAAATTAATCCCGTCATTATTTAGGAGTGATGGTAATATGAAGAAGTATGGTAATTTAGTAATCTCATGTATATTTTCATTCACAATATATACTTTTATCAAGACATATGATTATACCGCAATGGTAATTTAATATGTGGACATTAGACCTGTATGTAGTTTGAATATTTGAAAATTTAATATTTGGACAGGGTATATAGAAAAAATTGTTGATAACATGTCGAATTTAGATACATCGACACAAGATAATATTAATTTGGTTGATAATGAACCAATTATTGGCGAACAGGTAAATTATATTAAGGAAACTGTTGCAGTAGAAGAAACTGTTGACGTAGAAGAAACTGTTGACGTAGAAGAAACTGTTGACGTAGAAGAAACTGTTGCAGTAGAAGAAACTGTTGCAGTAGAAGAAACTGTTGCAGTAGAAGAAACTGTTGCAGTAGAAGAAACTGTTGCCGTAGAAGAAACTGTTGCCGTAGAAGAAACTGTTGATGTAGAAGAAACTGTTGCCGTAGAAGAAACTGTTGATGTAGAAGAAACTGTTGCCGTAGAAGAA